TGGTAGATGTTTTAGGTACAAAGTAGAATAATTTTCCGATTGGCATGTTCATCGCTTGTACCGATACGATATCGTTAGCCAATAATTTAGAGAATACTCTTCTTACGATTGGGAAAACTACTGTCTCAAAAGAACCAGATGAACCTGCATCTGTAGATTCATTTAGTAAAGAAGACGCTTGGTTTTCGTACAATTGTGCGATGTTTTCTCTTACGTGACCTTTTAAACCTTCTAGGAAACCTAATTGATTCCATTTATTGATGGTTTTAGATCTAATTTGTTTTAGGTGTTCAAGTCCGATATTTCCAACTTCACCTGAGTTTAACAAATGTCCCATTTTTTTATTAATTTAAGTTTTGTTATTGTTATTATTATGAAATTCTTCTCATTAAATCTTTAATTGCTGAAATTTGTGGATCAACATATGCAGTTGATTCGTTCAAATTAGTTGCAGAAGATTTAATAGTTTTATTAACTTTTCTTTCAACAGACTCATTAATTGGTGCTTTTCTTTCTAATTCGTTTTTAACTGATTTGTAAATAGATTTAGATTCTTTAATAGATTCTGCATTATCGAATCTTTTAAGAATATCCATCTTTTCATTTTTAGTTGTTGTATGTTCAGTAAATAATCTATTAACATACGCTAAATTAGTGTTGAAAAGTGCCACTTCATTAAGTTTGTTTTTGAATACTTTGAGTGCTTTCTTATACTCTTCGTTTTTAGATTTTAACTCATTGTATTCTTTTAAAAATTTATTTTCAGAAACTCTATCGGATTTTCTGTTTGTACGATTAAGAGTTTTACGAGGTTTTCTATTTTCAGAAAATCTAGAACCATCTCTCCTAGTAGGGTTATGTGACGCTCCGTGTCTACGGTTACCTTGTCTAGCATAACCTCTAGTTCTTGCAAGTCCTTCTCCTAAATCTTCCTCTTCTTCATCAATGTGCATTCCTTCTTCCATGTCTTCCATTTCATCCATAGATTTTTTTCCATAACCTTCTTTTTTCATGTTATGAATCATTTCCATCATGTCGTCATCTTCATTTAGTTCAATTTCATACATAACTTCTTCCATGTCATCATCTTCATACATAGGTCCAGAACCACATTCTGAACAATACTCTTTTTCGTTCATCATTTCATCCATAGATTCTTTGATGAAATACGCTTTGTTTGTACCGTTGTCTCTTAGAAAGATACCATCTGAATCTTTTACTACTTCTATTTCAGTATCATCAGGTGCTGCTTGAAATACTTGTACGATTGCATCATCACTTGCACCTCTCATATCAAGTACATCATCACCCATATCCATACCCATAGAAGATAAATCTAAGTCCACATCCATATCCATGTCTGTGTCCATTTCAACGTCATCCATTTCTTCACCTGCATCTAAATCTAAATCGGTGTCTAAGTCTAAGTCGACTTCTTCCTCATCACCCATTTCCATTTCTGCATCAAGATCTAAATCAACGTCATCTTCCATTTCCTCAGATTCATCAGATTCATCAGATTCATCATCTAAATCTAAATCAACGTCATCCATTTCCATATCATCTTCGGACCCCATTTCAATATCTTCTTCTTCTACTTCTTCTTGTTCTCTAAGAGAAGACTCTACGATATTTTCAATTTCTTTCGACATATGAACCGAAAGCATTTCTTTTGTATTGGCTTTTAAGGCATCCTCTAAAGTCTTTGCTTCTAACAAAGCTTCTTCAATGATAGATTTTGTTTTTTGAGCCATTTTTTAAATTTTAATTTATTATATTATTATATGTGAATACAACATATATGTATTCAAATATAAATATGCGGTTTTTACCAAAAAAACCTGATTTTTAAAAAAAAATTAATCTAAAAGGAAATTATTTAGAGAATCATTAAGAATTATATTCTCATTTTTTGATTTAGATTCTGACATTTGTTGTTCTCTGGATGGTTGTTCACTATAAATCCAAGACCCCGGTGTGGATGGAGATGTAACAATATCCCAACAAATCAATTCAAAATCATCTTGTACTATATTTTTTCCATTTTCTTTTTCTAGTGAACCAACACCTCTTGATGATACACCAATTTTAAGTCCTTTTCTTAGGTAGTTTGCAACTCTATCACCTTCACAAGAAATAATACCTTGATTTACAAAACCAGGTGACATAATAATTTCCAACTTACCCATAAGAACATTACCTTCCCACCATAAGTCAATAACATTGTGAGAAATTCTACTAACGGCAACAATAGAAGACTCTGGGTGATCCGCCTCACCTAACGCTCTTTTTTCTTTAATAAGTTTAAGATAATTTTCTGCCTCTTTTCTTAATATATTTTCAGGATAAACTCTTTCATTTCTATTTTCAACACCGTATTTTTGCATAACGGCATAAACTACTAAAGGTTCTTCTATTATTGGTTGTCCTTCAGTTAGTTTACTTACTTCATTAATGAAATGTCTATTATCTTTAGGTGAGATATAACCTGCGTCATATTCTATTAGTATACCTTTTTTATTAAGTTGATTCTTTTTTATTATTTCCATGTTAAATGATATATTTCTTAATAAATATATCAATAACTGAAAAAAGGTTATTTTACAAATCTATGTTGAAACAAATTTAATTGATCACCAATTAATGGTACTATAGGTTCAACAAATTTTTTTGTCTTATAAAAGGTAAAATGTTTATTTCTATCAATAACATCCAAAACATTATATAATATTCTTTTAGTGTTTTTTAGAATATCTTTATCGTTTATAGGTAGGAATTTTTTTTGATATAATGTTAATTCACAAGACATAAAACTTCTTTTTATTGGGTTAAATCCCGAAGTTCTCATATCTAAATCTACGATATATTTGTTATTATAGAAATAATCTTCGTTAATTGTTTTATTGATAGATGTTCTTATATTCTTTCTTAAACCATTAACAAAACTTTCGTAATTTGTATCTTCGTCATATTCATTTAACTGACCCCAAGCAGATAATGCGATATATATACTTTTAGAATCTTTATTGTTAACAGTACCAATTTTTGTTTTATAATTGTCGGATAGGTTTAATTTTAATTCTTTCCCTAGTTTCATTCATCATATTATTACATTTTTTGTTATTAAATAATGAAATAATAATAATAAATTTTTTATAAAATGTCAAAAATTATAATATATTATATTATTTTAAAGACTGATTTAAATCGTAAAGTTTAACAATATTCTCTTTAATATTATCAGTATCAAATTCCATAGATAAAATTTTATCTTTAACCTGTAGAAGTTTTTCCTTTAGTTCTAAATCAGTTGTTTCATTTAATTTTTTATTAACTGAATCAACACATTCTTTTTTAAGGTTTTTATAAACATCCATTTTTTCATCATTATTCCCATTCAATAATGTTTTTAAAATGGTTTTTTCTGATTCATTAAGATTTGAAAATCTTGCGTTAAATTTATTTAGTGCCAAATCAGTTACAACTGTTAATGGTAAATCAACCTTTTGGAAGATAGGTTCTTCTTTTTCTTCTTTAATTAACATACTATTAGATATAGTATTTATGTATTCATTTATTTTTTCTATGTTAGAAGGAGATTTTTTTGTTTTTACTAAATACTCTACACTATCATAAAAAGAATCATTTTCAGTAACAATCTGTTTATTTCCTAATATCTTTTTGAAATAGATATTTCCGTATTTTAATTCTGTTTCATTCAACTCTTTCAAAAGAGAAATATTTTCTTTCACGTATTCTTTTGCCTCGTCTAAATTATCAAACTTTTTAGTTTGTAAATTTTTATATAATAAAAATTGATCAGATAAATTTCTACTCTCTTTTAATTTTTTTAAAAATTTTGAAAATAATTTTTTACCGTTATTATCTTTTTTAATAACTGATTCCAATATTAGTTTATTAAATGTATCTTTTAAATTACCAAATTTCTCCATAATAGTTTTTATTTATAAATATATCATTACTTGATTAAATCATCAATTTGTTTAGTTATATCCTCTATTTTTTTATTTAGTTTGTCTGTATTATCTTCTACATTATCTAAATCATAGACATTTTTTTTATTTTCTAAACTTTCAGTTAATCTTTTTAAATATATATTTTGATATTTTTTAATTTTGTTTTCGTATAATTTTTTATTTTGTTCTAATAATAAATTATCTTTTTTATTAATAGATTCTTCTGTAGGTGCTGGTTCACCCGTTTCAGGTGCACCACCTGTATCTTCACCACCACCGAAGTCAAATCCACCACCAGTATCTTCACCACCTGTATCTGCACCTACTTCCGCTTCACCCGCACCACTAATTAATGCGTCAAAATCACCATAAAGTTTATCAACCCTATCAAAGATACCTGTTTTCTTAATTACTTCCGCAGTTTGTTCCATTTCAGCAGCCGCAGCTTTCTCTAATCTTTGTTGTTCTAAATCTAATCTTATATCTTCTTCAGACATACCTAAGATTTCTTTTTTCGCCCTAGTCATAGACATTGCACCAAAACCATTACCTGCGTCTGATACTGCATCTTTATATAATGTTACTTTTGACTGTGTTTGTTCAACTTGTAACATTTCTGCTTGTGTAGATGGGTTATTTAATGTTATTGTGAAATTTTCTAATTCATCTTCCAACCCTAAAATGTATAAATGTATTATTGCAATTTTATTTAATTCTTGCAACATAGTTTGTTGTACCCTATTAATAGTTCTAGAAAATCTTATATCTTGTAACGCTAAATTTTTACCTTCACCATTAGCCTCTTCAAAACCTAAAAATGGTTTTGGTACTCTTAATGCAGTAAATAATTTTTTCTGTAAATATTGTATATCAGCAATCTCAGACAAATTAGTTGCACCCGCCAATGTGTCTATAGGACTAGGTGCGTTTGGATCTCTAACAGGAATGAAATAATCTTGATCCTGTGCCATTTGATTATATCTCGTATCAATCTGTCCTGTGTTCTGATCAATTACTGGTGTCTTTTTAAAGTTATTTGCAATCTTTTGTACATAAGATGGAACATCTTGTTCATCTATATTACCAACATAAATTTTAAATATTCTTCTTTCTGGTGCTCTAGTAACCCTATATATTAACATCGCATCTTCTGACAATAATAATTGTTTCCAAATACGTCTTGCCTTTTCTAACATTGATGTACCATAAGGTAATCTTCTATCATCACCTAATAATCTAAAATGTGCAATTTGCCAAGCGTTAAATTCGATATCTCTTTGTCCCCATACAAATTTTACAGGATTATATTTATCTGTTTCTGCATTAGATGAGTTTTCACCAAACCCTTCATTTTCTTTTCTACTAATTTCAATATTAGGTAATTGTTTTGCACCCATAATACCTTCATTACTATCAATGTTTAGAAATACAAAGTTATCACCATATTTACAAGTATTTCTAGTCCACATAGGTAGTGTAGTATGAATATCTAATCTATTGAAAAATAAATCTTCTAATATTCTTCTTACTCTTTTACTTTCAGAAAATATATTTAATACCTTATTATTAGTATTCAATGTGGTTGATTCTTCCATCATAATATCTAATGCGGCAGAAATTTCAGGAAAAAACTCCATACCCTCAAAATCTGCGTAAGAGGCTAGTCTTGTAGTTTCATAATAAACAGAATGTTGATAAATTTCATTATCAACCTTTGTCCACATATTGGACAAATATTTATCTTGTTGTCTTTGTAGTTTTTCATACTCATATTCTTCTTTTGATTTAGTTTTTAAAAGTTCTTTATCATTTAAAGAATATGAAGATTTATTTTGTTTCTGTTTTACTTCAGGTCCAAATAAATCATTTAATTGTTGAAATATCGTTTTTCTCGCCATTTTAATTAATTATTTATGTATATTATAATAAATATCAAGAAAAATTAAATGTTATTATAAACCAAATAACCAATTATAATCACCATTATCATTATTATTATTTTGCTTAGGGTGATATGTTGGTGTATTCACATAAAATGGATTGGTATAATTGTTATTAGGTACTGTAGTACCATTCTGTGAAGATGTACTCACCCAACTATCCAACATTGCCTTAGTTTGTTTTTCTACTTGTTCTAATTTTTTAAAAGATGTCTGTACAATGAATATTGGCATTGCATACGCCATAATAATATCATCATGATAACCATCCATATGATCTGGTCTACCATTTCTATAAACAAATGTTCTAAGTTCTGATATCAT